GTGGATCAGATCGGAGGCGATCCCCACGGGATCAACGGATCGAAGCTGATACAGGTACAGGTGCAGCAGGATCATGGTTCCCCTTGCATGAACATGTCTCAGAAGAGGGTCTTTAATGCTGCACCTGTACCTGTATCAGCGACGGATCTGGTGGCCGATGAGGATCGCGATGATCGGATAGGATCGGGGACGCGCGGCGCCGATCGTACAGGATCGGATCAGATCGGTGACGCGAGCGCTTCGGGTTGCGGATCTGCAACAAGGAAAAAACGAGTTAATAGTGGGGAAGTACAAGAGGTTATACTGAGCAGTTGCAGATCCGCAACGTCTCAAGGATCTCTTATAGGGAAACGAGCGGTGATCCCCACCCGCGTGCGCGAGGGCGGGCGTGAGCGGGCAGGCGCGCGCGAGGGCGGGGATGCAAAAACGAAACAGCCGGGCGGCGTGCGTTCACAGGCGCCGCTGCTCACGATTGAGGACAGCGAACCAAACAGGCGACCGTCACAGCGGCGCCTGCGCATGGAGGCTCTGATGGGACAGGCACCGTTGAACGAGTACAGGATCAGGCACAGCGACCCCAAGGGAAAGTTCGATGATCTCTATGAGATTGAACACCTTAGCGCTCAGATCGGGCTGCAATATGGCCTGAATTTGGAGATGATGCGCCGCACACCGTTTGGCAACCCGCGCAAGATCGCGCTCATGGCCCGCGTCACGCAGATCGGCGGCAAGCGGGCGACGCTGGAGTTTCTGGAGTGGGCGATGCACAAGGCGCTCGAAGAGCCGGAATGGCTTGAGGATATTTGCTGGAATCAAGCAGACATGTACTTGATCCAGTCCAAGGCGGCGCTGCGCCAATACCTCACCATGAAAGAGGCCGCCGAGCGCGCCGCCCTCATCGCCTCGCGCGCCGCTGCGGCTCAAGCTGCTCCCCTGCCCGAGAATGAGGGAGCCCCCCGCGCTCCGCGTGTCGCCCGCCCTGCCGAGCAGCACACCGCCACGATGCCGCAGCCCGTTCGCAAGGGGAGCATCGAGTCATACCGGGGCGGCATCACCGCGCCTGTGCCGATCGAGCTGCTGAGGCTCGACGATGAGGAGTTCATCGAGTTCTTCAAGCGCCCCGAGTTCCTGCGCCTCCCCCACGACCCACATCAAGGCAACATGCTCTTCGGCTGGCTGGTGCGCCCGCCCGCCGAGCAGGCGATGGGCTTCCAACAGTGGGTCTACTACATGGTCGATATGCGGCGGCGCTACACCGGGCTGATCGCGTTTGACCACGCGCAACATCGTGCGTCACGCTGCGGCTGTGATGCCTGCTATCACTACCGCGCCCACGCCGACTCGATCGATCGGCTGCTCGCGCAGCCTGTGGTGTGGCGCCAGCGAGAGGCGATTGTGAAGACGGGGCTTGACGACGACTTTCTTGAGCCAGAAGATTACATCGCAAGCGGCCTCGACCCGGAGACGCGGCATTATACGCTCGAAGACAGGCGCCGCATGGATGAAGCGGCAGCCGCGTGGAAAGAGCGTGGTGCTGTGCTCTGGGAGGAGGCGAGGCTGAACCGTCCCCCCATCTGACATCACCGCCGAGCCCGCCCCATGACCAGCGCTTTTGCGCCCGAAGCATCGCCCACCTCCCCCGCCACCCCGCTTGAGCGCATCAGCGAGCGGGGGATCACCCCCTCGGAGCGCGTGCGTCGCGCGCAAGAGGCCGCGCAGGACTCGCTGATCGTCGGGCTTGGCCCCACCACCGTCCCCGGCTGGACGGTGAAGTGTGGCATTAGACAGGAGCTAGTGAATACGATAAGATGTGATGGTTGCTGCGCGTCGGATCAGTGGTCCACTGTGGCGCGCGAGCAGGTGAGGAGCCGCTGTCCTGTATGGCAGCGCTGGCGCCAAGCCAAGAGCGAGAACAAGGGCGTGCATCAGCCGCCTATCCCCCAGACACCACAGGAGCCTTAGATGCCTACCCCCGATCACACGAGCAAGATGCTCACCGAGGACATGCCCGCCCCCCGCACCTCGCAGTCGCAGTTTGAGAGCCTGCGCGGCGGCGGCGCGAAGCCCCAGATGCTCACCGAGGAGGAGGAGCGCGAGGAGGAGCTTCGCAAGGAGCGCGAGGCGCAGGCGGCGCGGGGCGAGAAGCCGCGCGGCAACCGTCGCTGATCGCGCGCGGTGTTCAACACCCGTTCGCTCGGATGCAAGGCGTGCAGCCTCGGAGAGAAAACCGAGCTGCGCGCCTTGTCCGTTGGTGAGCCGACCGCCGACATCATGCTCGTCGGCTGTGATCTGCGCTCAACCCACCCCTTCTCTCCCGGCCTCGGCGGCCACGCCGCGCGCTACGGCGCGACCTCGGGCATCATCCCCGCAGGTGGCCCCTTCATCGAACGCTGGTGTGAGTCGCGCGACGTGGCGCCGGAGCGGCTGTTCTCCACCTACGCTGTGCGCTGCCTCGTCCACGCGATCGATGAGCGCCAGCCCGAGCCCATCCACAAACTCGAAGGCATCCTCCCCTGCCTGCAACACCACCTCTCCTTCGAGATCGAGCGGATGCAGCCGCAGGTGATCGTCTGCTTTGGCCCGATCGCCAAGGCGGCGATCATGCTTTACTGGAGCTTCCCAGCCCGCTACACCGTGAAGGTAAGAAGCGGCGGCCACAACGCGCTCAAGGTTTCGCCGCCTGAGTGCTGGTGGCACGACGCGACCTACATCTTCGACGCCCCACCCGTCAGCGCCCGCGCGTTGCTCGACGAGTCGCGGGTGTTCGCTCTGCTTGATGAGGCCATGCACCATGTCAGACCACGACCCGAGCGCTGAATCCGCCCCGATCGACCCCTCCGCTCCGCCCATGCCCCGGCCTGTCTCCCGCGCCCAGCTCCTCGACCACTGGATCGAGCCGCTGCCCGTGGAGATCCCGCCCATGAGCCGCTGGCACCGCTTCATGTTCGAGCTGTGGCTGGCGATCGCGGAGTGGCTGCTGCTGCTCGCGCTGCGCCGCCAGAGCGTCTTCTTGGAGAGCTGCGGCAAGCGGTGTCTGCGCCGCGCCTTCAAACATCAGCGCGGGCTGCTGCCGATCGCCCGCTCCGATGCCTTCTATAAGTTCGATCAGTAGCGCCTTGCCGCCGCTGTCCCCCGCTCTGCCGCTCGTCATCACCTGCCTCGCCGGAGGGCATCTTGTCCGATCGTGATCCTGCACAAAAGAAAGACCTGCACCTGTCCCTGTATCAGCAAGGCTTGAGCAGCACGCAGCGGGCCGTGGTGGAACATCCGCTTGAGGGTCCGGGCCAGCTCGTGATCGCTGGCGCTGGGTCTGGCAAGACGCGCACGGTGATGGCGCGCATCGAGCGGCTGATCAACGAGGGGGTGGACCCCAAGAGCATCCTCGCGCTCACCTTCTCGCGCCGCGCTGCTCAAGAGCTGCAACATCGTGCATACGGCCAGCTCAAAGAGGTCCAGTGGACGACGCTTCATTCATGGGGCAACCATATGCTTGAGGCGTCCAGCGGGAAGCGCATGACGGTGCTCTCCTCGTTTCGAGCTTGGCGCGCGTTCAAGGATCTGTCCTTCAACAACAACACCGGCTTCTCCTCCGGCCAGCTTTGGAAGGTGTGGCAGGCGCTCCAGAAGCTCAAGGCGCATCCTGTGCCGCCGTCAAATTGGCATGTCTGGTTTCAAACGCAGCGGGTGGAGCGCGCGCAGGTCGCCGCCGATCTCGCTGTGCTGTACGAGCGCCACAAGCGGGCGAGCGACCTCATCGACTATGACGACATGCTGTATGGTGCATGGCAGCTCTTGAGCATCGCCTCTGAGCGCGAGCGTTTTTTGTCCTCCCTGCGCTACGTCTTCATCGACGAGGTGCAAGACCTTAACCCGATCCAGATCACCCTCTGCGACCTGCTCTCCTCTCAAGCGCAGATGTGCGCCGTGGGCGATCTGGCGCAGTCGATCTACTCGTTTCGGCACGCGGAGCCCGCAGCGGTGCTCCTCTACGCGCGCCGCCACAGCCTCCAGCGCCGCCTGCTGCCCGAGAATTTCCGCTGTGGTCGCGCTATCACGCAGGCGGCCAACAGCCTGATCGATGCCATGAGTCGCGTCGTCCCGGTGTTCGCGGCGGTCCCTGTATCCAAGGCGCAGGGCCAGATCAGCGCCGAGGTCGTGGAGAGCCATGAGCGCGAGGCCGCGCGGCTGGTGGAGCTTGTCAGCGAGCGGCTGCTGCTCGGCCACAGGGCAGATCAGAACGCTGTGCTGTGCCGGACGCGCGCGCAGATGGCGCGCGTGGAGCACGCCCTGTCCGCCGCCAAGATCCAATACACCACGCTTGGCGCCGGGTTCTTCGACTCGCATGAGGTCCAGCAGTCGCTCGCCATGCTCAAGCTCGCGAACAAGCCCGAGCACATGATCACCGTCGAAGACCTTGAGGCGTTTTCGACCATCCCGCCCTGCGGTCTGCCGACAAACTGGAAGACGCTCGTGGGGGATGGTGTGGGCGCCATCGGGCGCATCGATCTGATCGCGCGGGCTCGGCGCATCACTGGCTGGCAAGGGCTCCAAGAGCTTGCGAGCCGCTGGCGCGCGGTGTCACGCCAGTCCAAGGGCGGCGCCGACGCTGCGCGCGGGCTCCAGAGCATTTATGCGCTTGCAGACCCCCGCCATTCGTGGCAGACTTTCTATCAATGGGGTTCGTTCACAGACGTGAGCGAGCCCGACGATAAGCGCTCCGACAACTTGGATGCGCTGCACGATCTGGCGATAGGCCGCACCGTCACGGATCTCCTCGACTCCCTCCCTCGCTCATCGTCGGGCGGCGTGGTCGTCGGCACCGTGCATCGGGCCAAGGGGCTCGAATACGATGCGGTGTACCTGCCGGGATGGTCCCAAAAGCTGTTCCCTCACGAGCGCTGCCCGCTCGAAGAGGAGCGGCGGCTTGCTTATGTCGCGATCACTCGCGCCCGTGAGCTTGTCTGGATCGGCGTGCCGCAGCATCGCAAGAAGGGCCGCGCTCTCGACCCCTCTCAATTCATCAAGGAGCTTGGGCTTTGAACCTGCTCGCGACCATCGCATCCATGATCTCGCTCCCGCTCGCCACACCGATCGTCTTCGGCCCCGAGGCGCACAAGCGCTTCGGGGCGACGCTGCGCCTTGAGGACCGCGAGATGCCGCGAACACCGTGGCATTATCGCCTGACGGCGCCCGTCTGGGTCATCGCGCCGCGTCAGGAGCAGATCGAAGAGGCGGATCTCCCGGTGATGGGCGCCAAGTTTGGCCGCTTCGGCAACCGCTCCATCTGCGATCGCGTCTGGATCGAGATCGAGCACGCGACCCGCTTTGCCGACCACTACACCCTCGCGCTGCTGCCCGCGTCCTACTTTGACCCCAACCACGAGGACGATCGGCGTAACCGCATCCTGCGCGTGACACATGCCGAGGTGCTGCGCATGTGGATCGATGGCGCGCTGCTGGGCGAGCCCGAGCCCTCTTGCCTCATCATCTGGCGCCGCACGGTGAACAAGATGCCCGGCGCGCTCATCTGGCGCGTCCGCAAAGAGGAGGACTTTGAGCGCGCGCACACCACGATGCGCACGCATGGTTGGCAGCCCTACCTGATGAAGCTGCATGAAGCGCTCAAGGAGAAGCCGATCGTGCTGCCGACCGCGCTGGAGCCGCAGAAAGGCCGCCCGGTCGTCACGATCCCGCTGACGCGCCGCGACACGCACACCGCGAGCCTCGCAGAGCGCCCGCTGCTGCGCGCCTGCGTCCACGGCGGGGGGCAGAGCGTGATCTTCAAGCCCATGAACACCGCCGCGCGCACCCTCATCGAGAGCCTGCGCGGCGCCGCCAAGATCCCGATCATCCACTCCGAGACAGAGCCCAAAGTGATCGGCTACACGCAGACCGATCGGCTGCTGCTGCGCTTGAACATGCTCGCGCGGTATCCGCAGCTCCTCGACCGCAAGATCGACCACCTGCGCGCACAGGGCGCAGACGTGGAGGAGGCGCACGATCTGCGCCCTTGGCTTGAGAAGCGCTTGCGTCAGCATCAGCGCCTCAACACCGTCCCCTTTGAGCAGACGGTCAGGCTGGAGGATGGGGGCTGGGATACGCTGTATGAGGCGACGGGCGTTCGATCTGTACACCAGCACAATTACAACGATTTTGTGAAGCGAGCGACCGCGCTTCCTTGGAAGAAGTGGGGCTTCCATAACGATGATCTGGCGCGGATGATGATCAAGGGCTCGGCGCTGTATGTGGCGGATCAGGGCACGGGCAAGACCCGCTTCACGCTCTCGCTGGTGCGCCTGCGCTCCGCCAAGCTCAACCTGATCGTGCTTGAGGCGCGGCTGGTGCAGGAGTTCTTGAACGAGGTGAAGGCGATCGGGTTCCCGCGCTCCGAGGTCCACGTCATAGAAGATGCGGAGGATGCGCGCCCTGAGAAGCTAAAGCGGATCAACCTCGTGGCCTACTCGCGGCTCGGGCGCGGCGTCGTCTCTGATTTCCCGCCCACCAAGCGCCGCAACGCAAACCAGCGCCTCCCGCTGCGTGGGGCGTCACCGTCTGAGGGTCGCCGCCGCGCGCTCCCCGCCGACGCTGTGAAGGCTGGCGAGCAGAAGGGCAACGATGAGCCTTACAAGCGGACGCTCGCCCACGTCCTGCGCCAGACGCGGTTTAACACCCTCTTCTGCGACGAGGGCCACAAGCTCGCCAACAGCGGCGCCCAGCAGACGCAGGCGGTGGCGCTGCTGCGCGCCAAGCATGTGATCGTCATGTCGGGCACGCCGATCAAAAACTACCCTGACGGCGCGCTGGCGCTGTGGCTGCGCACCGCTGGCGAGCGCACGACGCTCTGTCCCTACTCGGACAACACGCCCATCCTGCTCGACCATGAGCACCGGGCGATGAGCGGGCGCAAGCGGTACATGGACCTGTTCGTCTCATACAAGACGGTGACGAGCCAGTTTACAGGCAAGAAGTCGCGGCGCAAGGTGCCGCTCATCCCTGACGAGTCGCTGGACCTGTGGCGCGACCAGCTCTCATACATCATGTGCCGCCGCTCCATGCACGAGCCCGAGGTGGCGAGCGAGATCCCGCTGCCAAAGAGCGACATCGATCACATCCTCGAAGACATGCACGATCACCATGTCAACTTCTATCACTGGTGGCTTGATCAGTTCTTCGAGTGGCTGCAAAACCAGATGCAGCTTGAGGCGGCTGGCCGCTCAGGTGGCGGCGCAGGTGCTATCTTCGCCCAGCTTGGAAAGCTCGATTTTGCGACCGGGTTTCCGCAGGCTCCACAGCTCCAGATCCAAGGGGCGCCCGAGTGGGGTGACACGCTCACCACCAAACAGATCACGCTGCTCGACCGCCTGACGGTCACAGCGCCGCAAGGCTACAAGTCGATCGTGTTCGGGATGCACCCCGACTTTCTGGAGCTGATGCGCGAGGAGCTTGAGGACAGGTCGATCAAGACCGCGATGGTGCATGGCGCCATCACGATGACCAAGCGCAACGACGACATCAAGCGCTATCGAACCGATGATAACGTGAACGTCCTGCTGGCGAGCTTCGACGCGGCGAACACGGGGTACAACATCCCCGAGGCCGACGTGGTGTACTGCTACGACTGGCCGTGGCAGCCGTCCACGATGGATCAGGCCGAGAAGCGCATGATCCGCCCCGGCTGGCTGACCGAGGAGCGCAAGGCATCAGGCGCCCAGCCGATGATCAGGCGCATGGTGCAGACGGGTGGCCTCGACGAGTACAAGCGCCAGCTTGTATATCTCAAGGCGCAGGGCGCGGATCAGGCGATCAACCGCCAACAGGCCGAGTTTGACGCAGAGAGCTGGCTCGGATACCGCGACTTTTCCATCAAGATGCTGCGCGATCGCGGCTACAAGATTTAAGGATCACACCATGCCCATCGTAACCTCGATCGACAAAGAGGGCCGCTGCTGGCTGGTGCTCCAGCCCCCCTATGAGTCTGGCAAGCCGCTGTATGTGCTGGAGCCCTCGCACATGTGGCTGATCCCTGAGCCCATCCACCGTCGCCGCCAAGGTCCGCGCCTGCTCGCGGCGCTCGTGCCCCACGCGATCACGGCGGATGCGCTGCGCGCGTCCTGCTCGACCACCGACGAGGCGGCACGTTATGAGGTCAAGCAGCTCGACGATCAGCTCACGCTGATCGCGCATCGCGAGGTGCTTGATCTGGATGAGCAGGGGCGCCGCCGCATGGTGTTCGTGCATGGCAGCTCCATCCCCGTCATCTTCGCGCCGCTGCTCGATCGCGCCGTCTCGCCGCCGTCATGGCCGCTATCGCTCATCCCGCGCAGCTTCCCCTCGTCGCTGACGGCGGAGCTGGCGCGCGTCGTCACCACCGCGCGTCATGGCCTGCTCTCGTGGCTGTATCCTGTGGACGGGATCGCGCTCGACAGCGATCCCGTCTGGATCATGGATCTCGGCATGGCGATGCGCGCGGTGTTTGGCGTGGACGCTTCACAGCCCGAGGAGCGCGTCATCGAGGCGCTGCGGCGCTACGCGGAGCATTACGGCATGGATGATCCCGTGCCGCCGCCACCCGAGGAGACGCCGCTGGCGCGGGCGCTGCGGCTCGGCATTGAGGAGCAGAACGCTGGCACGACGGTGGAGCAGGCGGATCTGCCCCCGATCGCGCAGCCGTGGAGCTTCGAGGAGATGCAAGACAACGCGCTGACCACAAAGGACGGCAAGGTCTGGCGCGTGATCGAGCTGCTGCCGCCGCTGGCGGCCCGTATGAGCTGGTGCTTGCTCGTGGAGCGGGAGAGCAAATACAGCCCGCAGGCGCTCATCACGTTTGAGGCGTGGTGGGCGGCGCGCGGCAACGGCTGGCGGCTCGAACAGGCGCCGCTGATGGAGTCAGAAGAGCGAGCGGTACGCGCCGCCCACATCCCGCTCGAAGGCAAGACCGCCATGTTCTACGAGTTCACGCGGGTCGGCGTGGTGCAGGCGACCTACAAGCGCGACGGGTCGGCGTGGCGCATCGCAGAGATCCTCCAAGAGCGCCACTTCAAGGCGCCGCCGCCCGCCCCGGTCAAGCTCAACATTCAGCTTGGTCGCAGCCTCTCGGCGCTGATCAACAAGCAAGCTCCAGCCGCGCCACCTGCCCCGCAGCCCTCCAGCTCCGCAGCTTCGGCGCCTGAGCCCTCCCCCGCGCCGAGCACCACCGGCCAGCTTGATCTCGTCGAGGCGATTCAGCAGATCAGATCGGAGGCGCAGGAGATGGCCGAAAAACACCGCCAGCAGGAGGCGCAGCAAGCGCTCGAAGCGCTGCGACTCCTCAAGAAAAAGAGCCTCTTGCGCGGGACGGCCAACCAGCCCCTCGCGCCCATCGCCGCGCCGCCCGTCGCTTCGCCCTTGCGTGCAGCGCCAGCTCCGAAGCACAATGAGGACACCGCGCTGCTCCAACGCCTCGCGCGGCTGAACAAGACCCCCAAAAAGTGAGCCCACCCCATGACCAGCGATCAGAACAACCCGCCCCAAGGCGCAGGATTGATCAGCGGCGGGGCGGAGCACCTGCCGATCATGGGCGAGCTGATCGATACGCCTGATGGGGAGGCGCTGGTGGTTTCTGTCACAAGCTCTGGTGATGTCATGTGGGATGCTGCCATGATGCGGCGCGTCCGCGCCCATACCGCAGGCCATCCAGAACGATTTGCGCTGCTGCACGTCAAGATGCTTGCAAGCGGCAAAGAGACGACATATCCTTCTTGGCAAGTCACGCGCCGCGCGGCACCCGCCAAGGGTCCGATCTGGCGCCAGAACCTTGTTGCCACTATTGGCGCGGGGTTCAATAAACCATGAGCTGCGATGGTGGTATTGCAGCTCTTCACCCGCAAGGAATCGCGGATGAACCTCGCTCAATCAATGGGCGTCATTGTGGAGAAGGATCTCCACAAGATGCGTCTCCCTGTTCACGTCCACACCGCGCGTCTGGCTCACCTTCGCGAGACGCCTTCGTTTGGCGCCATCTCAAAATATATCGCCAATATCCATGAGTTGAGCGCGAGAGGTAAGGGCGTCTGTATGGTCGGCCCGACGCAGAGTGATCGACTCACACCGTCTGCCATTCTGCTGCGCGCGTTCCGCGTCTACGGCGCCACATGCCTCTATGTACACGCCGACGATCTGCGGCCCTCCCAGAACCGCTCAGAGGTCAAGCTCATGGATCAGGCGCGCACCTCTCAGGTGCTCTTGCTCGACGAGCTTCCCATCATGCCTTCTCACCTCTCCGATCAGATCGTCTCCCTGCTCCGCCGCCGCCGCGCCTCCGGCCTGATCACGCTCGCGACCCTCTCTGTCATGGTCTGTCTGCTGGAGAACACCATGCGCGACGTGTACGCCGACAGCATGTACTTCCTGAGCGCGACCCCTGAGAAGGTATGGGTTGATCTGGAGCTGCCCGAAGCCTCCCGCGTGTATGCCTCCCCCATCAAGTCTTCTGCTGCTGCTCCTGTACCTGTATCAGCCGCGTCCCGAGGCGCCGCGTCGCTTGAGGTCGATGAAGACCTCGTGACACCAGCGCTCGCTGCTGCCGCCTCCCCTCCTCCAGCCGCCCCCTCCGAGGACAACGATCGCGAGCTGCCGACGCCGCCCGCTGCGGTGGTGCTTCCGCGCCGCGCGCCCGAGCCCATCAAGCGCCGCCTGAACGATAAGGAGGGCGCCAGATGAACCAGCAGGGCACAAAGCGATCTGTGAAGCCTCCCAAGCTCGATGGGTCGTCTTCGGCGTCTATGACAGAGCAGTTTATGATCCGCAGCGCTGTTCACCAGCATCGAACGCTCGAAGCGCTCACCGAGTTTGGGATCAAGGAGTGGATGTTGTCTGGCGAGGGGCGCGTCGCCTTTCAGGCGGTGTCACGCTACCTTCAAGCCAACGATGGGCTGTGGCCGCCCGAGCTTCTGATCGTGGAGATCATGGGGTGGCAGGCGATGCCGCTTGAGGATATGCCCGGCATCTCGCTGCGCCACGCCTGCACGATGATCGTGGAGGGTCACGGGCGCAGCCGCATGATGGAGGGCATCAACGAGATCGTGCGGCTGTTGAGCACACCGGCAGATCAATTCAAGCTCGCCCATGAGACGCTGCGCCGCATCTCTGACGAGGTGACGCAGGTTGTGTCGGGGAACGCCAACTCTGTGAGCCTCTACGACCTGTATCCGATCGCCGCCGAGCGCTACGAGCTGATCAGGAGCGGGGAGCTTGGCATCGACATGCCGTGGCCGACACCATCCAAAGCCTGCGGCGGCTATAAGCTCGGCCAGTTCTGCGTCTTGGTCGCGCGCCCGAAGTCTTACAAGACGTGGCTGCTGCTGCACACCGCGCTACATCTGCGCGCGAAGGGGCTGCGCGTCTTGTTCATCTCGCCCGAGCTGAACACGCGAGAGCTTGCTGGACGCGCAGCGTGTTGCGAGTTCAAGACCTCTTATGTACGCTACTCGTCAGGCTCCCTCACCGCCGCCGAACAGAAAGCGTTTATGAACGCTGCTTTCGGCATGAAGGGCAAGGGCGGCTTTGATGTGCGCGAGGATGCGATGCGCGTGGACAAGGAGAGCGTCACCGGGCTCGTGGACACGCTTGATCCTGACGTGATCGTGGTGGACTCGTTCTATAAGGCTGGCGAGGGGCGCGACAAGACCGCCCAGATCGTCGATGCCTCTGATTGGGCGAGCCGCTTGAAGAGCCGAGGGCGTCCGCGTCTCGTGCTGGTGACGACGCAGTTTAACAGAAACGTGGACGGCACCGAAGGCAGCGTGAACGGCGACAATATCTTCGGATCGGATGCGATCTTGCAAGACGCCGACATGATCCACGGTCTATGGGTTGAGCAGGAGGGCACCGTGAACATGCGTCAGCTCGCCATCCGCGACGGGCGCTGGCACCCTGACATCAGGATCAGGACAGACCTTGAGAAGATGTGCTTCGATGAGGTCGCGCCCGAAGACGGTCCCGATCCCGGATCTTCACAGCCCCCTCCCCGCGCCAAGAAGGATGTCGATCTGAGCTTCTTGGAAGATAACTTCTGATAGCAAAAACACCACGAAACTCACAGGAGATGCTATGAGCGATCACACACAGGATGATCTGAACCGTTGTGCAGCGCAGGTCGCTGCGGGCCTTATGGCGCGCGGCTGGGCGGTGCGCCGCGAGGAGGCGCTGCTGTCTTGCGGCATTGGCGATATTTATATGCTGCGGCTCCAGATCCAGCCCAAGGATCTGCACATGACGATCGCGGAGCTTGTGACGCAGGCGCATGGCGATCTGTTGACCGTCTCGAAGGGTCGCAACATCGTGCCGGTGAAGCCCCACGCCCCCGCGCCCGAGGAGCGTGTGATCTCCGCCTCTCAGCGCCAGATCAGGGACGCCAAGAACCGCCGCGCTGCTCGCTCCGGGCGGCTCGGCAAGGGGGATGGTGTATGACGATCAACCTCCCCACAAAGCCCGCCCACGCTGCCCTCCGCGCTGGCGACTGGCTCATGTATCACGGTGTCAGGTATGAGGTGAGCGCCGTTGTCGTCTACGCGGACGCCCGCGTTGAGGTTTCGACCGCCACAGGGCACGTCTTGACCTTTGACGATATGGAGGACGCGGTGAGCGCGATCTACTCGCGGGTCGAGGACCGCCACAGCGAGATCGCTCTTGATCTGCGGGTCAAGGAGGCGATGCTTGCGAGCCAGCTTCACATGCACCTCATGGTTCCGGCCTCCGGGCCAGAGGCAGAGCTGGTGCAAATGGAGCTGATGTATGCGCTGATGGAGGTGCGCCGCCGCATGGCGTCGCGCGGCCAGCGCGCCTCCAAGGCGGCTCAAGTCGAGGTCGCGGACAGCCAGCCATTCAGCGGGGGCGGCGGTGTTAAGTCAAAATGACATCTTCCATTATCTGTCGATGCTCGGCATACAGACATCGACCAAGATCAAGACCAACGGCAAGTGGATCAACTTCTCCTGCCCGCTCGCACCGTGGACACACGAGAAGGGGGCGGACAAGTCCCCCTCGTTCGGCATCTCGCTGACCGAGATCAGCGCGTTCTCCTGCTACGCCTGCCACCATCACGGCACCCTCTCTGACTTCGCCCGCCTGTACTGCGATCTTGCGGGCGGTGATCCGCGCGCAGCGATCGACTACTCCCGCGAGCAAGAGCTGCCCGCGATGCGCGACCGCGCCGAGCGAGCGCAGCAGATGCGCGGCAACGATCCGATGGCGCGCATGTGGGCGGCGTCGAGCGTGCGCGCCGCGCATGTGAAGGACTGGACGATCGACTTTGAACGCCCGCGCCTCTCGCCTCGCATGATCAGCCGGTACGATGTGGATGTGGAGCACCCCTACATCGTCAAGCGCGGCATCACGCCTACCACCGCGCAGGCGTGGGGGCTGCGCATCCAGCCCGACTACAACCGACGCGGCTATGACCGGCTCGTGTTCCCCGTGTACGACATCCAAGGCCACCTGCTCGCGTACAGCTCTCGCATGACGTGGGACAAGCCAACCTGCACCGCCTGCGATCACACCGGCGAGGATGTGTCGTGGGGCATGTGGCCTAACGATGACGGGACGGGCGGCTGTCCCAAGTGTCATGCGTTTGTGCCTCCAAAATACATGCACAGCAAGGGCTTCACCCGTAACCTTTACCTGTATGGCGAGCACCTGATCGATCCGGCGAAGCGGGTGGGCGTGCTGGTGGAAGGCAACATGAGCCCGCTGCGGCTGTGGCAGCTCGGGGTAAAGAATGTGGTCGCAACCCTCGGGTCAAAGGTCGGCACAGAGCTGCCGAACGTCCGCGACGAAACACCGGGCCAGCAGCTCTATCAAGCTGGCAAGCACTTCGATGAGCTGGTATTGATCGCTGACGTGGATCAGGCGGGCGCGAGCTGGTGCCGCACGATCCAGAGCTTTTATGACCAAGCGAGCCTTGGCCGCAAGCGCGTGCATGTGGTGGAGCTGCCGGAGGCGGGAACGGACCCGGCAGACATGCGCGTCACAGATGAGATGCTGCTCAAGCTCTTGCAACCCTTCAACGTCTGGTAACACGAGGAGAGAACATGCCAGCCCATATGCCGCCGTCATTCAAGGAAGAGGTCGCCTACTACAAGCGAGCGCTTGCCTATGCGCAGTCGATCGATGAGATCGAGGTCCAAGCTGATCGCGTGATCGTGCTCATGGCGCCGTTTTTTCAGCACCGTGGACACATCCTGATGCCGATCCCCGAGGGCTTCGGGCTCCAGCAGGTTTGGCCGCGAACGGGCGTGGTGCTGCGCGTCGGCTCCAGCTTCGAGGCCAAGGCGGGGATACAGATCAAGCCGGGCGACGAGCTGCTGTTCAACAAGCTGTACGCGGTGCAGTTCTTCGGGTCGAGCAACCTGTTCGCAGATCACTCGCGCGGCACCGACAACAAGAGCGAGATGGGCTTCCTGCGTGGGATCGACATCATCGGCAAGATCGAGCATGACCTGCTTGGTAAGCTGGTGCGCTGGACGATCCCCGGCCAGCCCGAGATCCCCGAGTTTGTGCCGTGGCCTGCGCAGCAGCAGGCGCGCGTCGTCGAGGAGTGCGGTGTGTATGGCGGGCTCGCGCGCTGCGAGCGCGTCGGCGCGCTGCCCTCGGATGATGAGCTGCTTGTGCCGTATAACTGGATGGTTCGCGATGCCAAGGGAGTGATCGCGACCTTCTGAACCATCGAACCCATCTCCGCGAGGTGCCCCATGAGGAAGGTGAACCACCAAGACTTCTGCGAGCTGTCACCGCTCCAGATCCTCAAGGGCTGCGTCGCGGGAGATAGGATCGAGATGAGGCGGCTCACGACGACGCCGGGACGCAAGCGCTCGGCGCCGAAGGCCAAGGTCGAGACGTGCATCATCACGGTGCGCGCGACGTGTGAGGATGGGCTTGTGGGAGAGCCCTACGACATCGCATGGTGCGGATGCTGCACGATGGGATGGTTCTTTGGCAAGAAACTCAAAGAGGAGACATGAGATGGATCAGAACAACAAGCCCGCCGCGCCGCGCGACGTGGACAAGACTCACAACCTGCGCGATCTGTTGATCGATGGCCCGCCGCTGTTCGACGGCGACGAGCCTGATGAAGTGCTGGTGTGGCCGCACCCGTGGCTGCGGATCAAGAGCCTCCCGATGGGCGAGTATTACGCGACGGACGACGCGCCCGTCGCGTTCGATGAGCTGGTGCCGCGCCTGCTCAAGACGATGCGGCAGCGCGAGGCGATCGGCCTGAGCGCGATCCTCATCGGCATCCCTGCGCGCGTCGCTGTGCTGGAGTTCTCACCAACGGACAAGCCGGAGGACCGGGCACACATCGCGCTCATCGACCCCGAGATCAAGTCTATGAGCAAGAAGCTCATTGAGGTGGAGGTGGGCTGCCTCTCGCTCCCCGGTGTCACCGCCAAGATCAAGCGCCCTGAGTCGATCGTGGTGACGACGGGGCGTTTTGGGATGCCGGGGCGCGTCGCGCTGGAGGCCAAGGGGCTCGTCGCCGCGAACGTCCTGCATCAGATGGACCTCATGGACGGTGTGCTCTACTGGCAGCGTCTCTCCCGCCAGCGCCAGCGCTCTTTGCTCAAGCAGTATGAGCGGCTGGTGCTCGATAAGATGGCAGGCGAGGCGGCCCCGGTGCTCAAGCAAGCGCTGTCGGAGGTTTAGTCATGGAGCGATCTGTCTACGTTATTTACAGAAATTGGCGTGGTTCTGTCGATCTGCGCCACATCATACCTCAGCATGTCGAGTGGGGCACAACCGAATACCACAAGGCGCCCGGCTGGCTGATGACGGTGTTCGATCTGGATAGGGACTGTCAGCGGACGTTCGCGATGCGCGACATCCTGAACTTCGATGTTGGCCCTGAACACCCTGCTCGCTGTGATGCTACCAAGTGGGCGACGATGCGCGAGGCGCTGATGCGGCCTGTGGTCACGGTCGAGGATCAGGGCGTCCCCACCACAGGGCGCCAGCCAGTGTTCCCCGAGCTGCGGTCGCGGCTAGAGGTCTTGGTCGCTACCTACGCCGCCGACACCGCCTTTGCCTCCCATGTGCAACATCTGCTCGGGCGCGTGAACGAGCGCGAGGCGTATGGGGTCAACAAGTACAAGCAGACCTTGCTCACGCACGACGGGCGCGACAACGCCAAGGACTGCGAAGACGAGGCGCTGGATCTGGCGGTGTATATGGTCAAGGCGGCCATGCAGGGCGAGGATCTGCACAGGCTCCAGCTCACGCTGCGCGCGCTGGGGCTCGTGCTGCACCGCCTGATCGGCTACCGCTTGAACGACAAGGAGGGCTAGGGCCATGAGCGATACAGAGACGTTGATTCAGGACAGGCCGTATCTCGCGGTGCTCCAGCACACGATCGCGGCGGGGCATCCGAGCCCTGACAGGACAGGCACGGGCACGCTGCGCACGTTCGGCGCCCATATGCGCTTCGATCTGACGCAAGGGTTTCCGCTGCTCACCACCAAGCGGATCTTCTTCCGCGCGGTGGTGGAGGAGCTGCTATGGTTCCTGCGGGGGTCTGTGGACGTGCGTGAGCTGCACGCGAAGAATATCACGATCTGGGACGAGTGGATCTTGCCCGACTACACGATCGGGCACGGGTACGGCCTGCTGTGGCGCCAGTGGAACAGCACGGGCGAGGACGTGGACCAGATCAAAAACCTCATCGACGGCATCAAGGCGGACCCGAACGGGCGCCGTCACATCGTCACCGCATGGGACGCGGGGCGCATCAAGCAGGCTGCGCTGCCGCCCTGCCACAGCTTTTGGCAGGTCGTGGTGATCGATGGGCGCCTGAGCATCCAGCTCCATCAGCGCAGCGGCGACCTGTTCCTCGGCGTGCCGTTCAACATCGCGAGCTACGCGCTGCTCGTCCACATCCTCTCGAAGCTGACCGGGCATGAGCCGGGGGAGCTTGTGGTGAACATCGCTGATGCCCATATCTATCAAAACCATCGTGAGCAGGTCCACACGCAGCTCGCGCGCGTCCCGCGCCCCTCGCCTATGCTCACCATCGCCCCCTTCGAGCGTCTGGAGGAGCTGACGAGCGAGCACTTCCAGATCCACGACTACAACCCCCACCCATCAATCCCCGCGCCTGTGGCGGTGTGATCTGATTGTTGCGCTCCAGTGTGCTTTTTTGTTGCAAGCTGCACGCAGTATGTGCAACATCGGCCACAAGACAGGGCGTTGGCGTTTCGCGCCAGCGCCCACTATCACCAAAGAGGCATCATGCTCATCACACCGTCGCATCGCATCCTGCCATGCGAGCACTACTGGTCGATGCTTGGCGAGGAGCAACGCAACGTGGTGCGAGAACAGTGGCGACTCCTGACCGCCGAGGTACAGGCAGGCGCGCGGGGCATCCAGCTAGAGCGCAACATCGCGCAGGCTCTCAAGGCGATGACGGCGCGCATGATCGACTTCCCGATGGAGGTCTTGTGCCACGGTGTCTCAAAGGCGGCGTGGCACAAGAGAGTAGATGATTCTGTTGTGTCTCCAAGCCCCGATCAAACGGAGCTGATGGCGACGCTGATCGATGTGCTCGGATGGGTGGATCTGGCCCGCGAGCTTGGCGACTTGTATATGAACAACCGCCCCATGCCGCGAGGCCCATCCCGCACGCTCTGGGAGATGAAGCACGGCCTTGAGAGCGCCACCGCGCGCGTCGAGAGCTGCATGATCATGATGCGGCGCCTTGAGCTTTCGACGCTTGGCTATGACTCGCTCACGAAGTCATGGCGGGCTGTTGAGGCGCGTATGGCGGTGGTGCGTCCCCAAGGTGATGCGGCAGAGGTCAAGAGCGCCCGCAAGGCTTCCAAGCAACAGCCCTCAGCGGCGGATGCACCATGACGGGCTGGGGCAAGAAGAGGAAGGGGGCCAAGCCTGCTGCTCCTGTACCTGTAACAATGGCGGCTGACATGGCAGAGGCGGCCAAGCTGGAGCCGATGACATCGACGCGGTGTCCCTACCACGCTGCCTATACCCCTACGCGCCCGCCCAAGACGGGCGGCGACGGCCAGACCTGTGAAGTGTGCTGGTGCATCTTCAACGCCCAGCATGACCTCCCAACAGGGAACCGCCTCCCCAAGAAGGATTACAGCGGCTATCAGCGCTTGAGCCGTTCCGTTCCGTTCGTGGAGAGCGCCCTTGCTGTGTTCGGCGTGCCTCGCGGCGCAGGTAAGCTCGACGATCTCACCGTCGTATTCCAGAAGCTCTTGCGAGAGAGCTTCACGCTGGAGGTGATGTCACTCGACCTGTCGATGCGATCGGCAGGTGTCGTGCTCGTCGGCCATCTCCCCGCTGTGTTTGACGGCCAAGCTGCGAAGCGCTGGCTGGGGCTTTCATTCACGACGGGCGCACCGCTCCCCATGCACGCTTCTGATCAGGAGCGGCTTGCGAGGCAGCTCACGATCGCGACCGAGATCGTCAACGCATTTCGCCCCTTCAAGCACCGTGGGCCAGAGGGGGCGACACCTGCTATATACTTGGAGGACCACATTTATCACGAGGAAGACAGCTCAAGAGCCCACGACATGTTTGAGCTGCATGGCATCGTGAAGTCGCAGTTGTACTTGACGTTCAAGCGTGTCCCTGCAAGGGTCAACGTAGGAACGGCGCCGCTGCACGTTCACCACAGCGGCACATGTCGCAAGGATTACGCGCGCGCGAGCTTCATCGCAGCGGGATGGGACTGGACCGCATCGCTCACAGAGGATGAGATCGATGCGTTGACCATCGCGCTGCTCCATGTCAAAAGACATCACCCGCGCGGTGTCGATGAGCGTCTGGCTCTGGACACCGCCTTCTTCAAGCACAGGAAAGCAAATGGCAGTCGATGAGTTCGAGGATCATGAGGCAGATGAGATCGGGGCGGACTTTGGCGGGCTCACCGTCGTTGAGGATGGGGCGCTCGTGGACCCCACCGCGCCGCTCGGGGAGAGCGAGGATCAGCGCCGCGAGCTGGCGCTGCGGACAGCGCAGACCGTGCGCGACCTGCGCGCCCGCGATAACGAGCTGAACGTGGAGCTGGCCCGCTCGCTGTTCGAGATCAAGGCGTCGGCCCTCTACATGTACATCACGAACGAGGCGACGGGGGAGCCCTACACCTCGTTCAAGGATTATATCGCAGAGGAGGTCAACTTCTCGCTGCGCCGCGCGGACTACTACGCCGCGATCTACCGCTGGTTCGCCGTCCAGCACAGCGCCGACTTCCTCGCGCATATGGCGGTCGTGCCCTTCCATAAGCTCAAGGAGCTGGCGGGGCTCGTGGAGCCTGACACCGCCCAGAGCTGGATCGATCTGGCGCTCAACCCTGCGGTGTCCACGATCGAGTTCAAGGCCGAGGTGTCGAAGGCCAAGGAGAAGCTCAAGGGCGACGACAAGAAGGAGATGCCGATGGCGCCGGTGGGCGCGATCGCTGATCCCTTGAAGTCCGTCACCTTCAAGCTCAATCCCATCCAGCACGAGCGCGTCAATAAGGCGCTGGCGCTGGCGCAGACCTACGGCGGCACCGATGAGAAGGGCCAGATGCTTGAGGTCTTGGCCGAGTGCTACATCGAGCAAATCGAGTCGCAGGATCAGAACGCTGAGGACGAGGTGCCGCTCGTGACCAAGCTGCTAAAGATCGAGCGAGAGCATGGTGTGAAGCTCGTGGCGATCAACTCGGACGATGAGAGCGGCCCGCAGATCGTGCATGGCATGGCGGCGCTGCAAGCTGCGCTCGGGAACGCCGAGGATGAGGCGCCCGCCGAGGGGTGACAGCGGCGGCGCTGGTGTGATAGATGAGAGAGGATGATGGTCAAGCCATCATCCTCTCTTGCTTTTGGTGGCTTGAGGGTCAAGACTCTCACAGGAGCGCAGCCCGTGTCAGACAGCGTTGATTCGTTTCGCAGGATACGCGGCCTGCTTTGCTACTCCACCGTCGTCTCGCTCATCTCTCAAGGCTGGGCTGCGACACAGATCGCAGAATATATCCAACAGGACGCGGGAGAGTGTACAGACATCACGCTAGATTTTTTGGCAGACTTGCTCCAGAAGTTCATCAGGGGCCAGCATTATCAGACGCAAGATGCCATAGAGCTTGACACCGTTGAGGGGGCGCCGCCTTCACCAAAGGTTGAGGATCGTGTCAAGGTGCATCTTGCGACGCTGACCTTTGATGATCTGCTCGGGAGCAAGGCCGAGGCGAGCGTCAACATTGAGCGCCAGATGCAGCAGGCGATTCATCTTCAAGAGTCGCGCATCGCTGAGATGGTGAACCGCGAGCGCGCCAGCGGCCTCCCATCGCGCGACCTGCGCCGCGAGATGGAGACGTATGTGGGGATGCTCACCCACCTTGACAACCACCGCCGTCTCTCAGGCCGCTCGGGGATGACCACGGGCACGGCCAGCGCGCCGGAGGTCTTGGAGGCTGCACCGGGCGCAGCGTTCCCCAAGCAGGTCACGAGCGAGGTGGATCAGGCGCGCGCCACGCACCTGCTGGGTGTGATGCAGAGAGTTCACAGCTCCAAGCTCGAAGTTCTCAAGCAGCTCGAAAGCATCTCGGGCAGCGTGAGCAACGGGCAAGGGATCGACGACGCGATCTTGATCAACGAGACACCGCCACCGCCCGATCCTGATGATGCAGCGGAGGGCGGCGATGCCTCTTGAGAAAGACGCCGGGCGCTGGCGCACAAACTTCACCGCCACCGATGAGGCGGGCAGCCAGAGCAAGCTGCTTGAGTCGCTGACGCCCGAGGAGCTGGAGCTGCTGATCGCCTTCGAGAACGGCGACCCCGAGGCGCTGCGCAAGATCAGGGAGATGGAGCGCGCGGTGTTTCGCCACACGCCTGTCTCGATCGAGGACTGGCTCAAAGACCCATATTACTGCGGCCCTGACGGTGCAAAGCTGTATCCGAGGCTCAAGCAGGCGCTCATCGAAATTGTGAATGGTAGCTTCTCGGAGGTGATCTGCACGGGCGGCGTCGGCTGGGGCAAGAGCACACTCGCCTGTATGCTCGCACGATACATCATTTACTATCTCACCTGCTTTCAAGATCCTGCCACCGCTCACGGCCTCGGTGCCGGGTCTGTTGTGACGATCGCGCTGTTTTCTACAAAGCTCAAGCAGATCAAATACACGACATGGGTGAAGCTCAAGGCAGGCATTGAGAATACGCAGTATTTTAAGGACTGCTGCAACGTCCGCTGGCCTATGACTGGAACGGAAGCATATATCAACAAAAACATTCAGATATTGGCATCGCCCACAGACAGCGAGGCGGTGATCGGTACAGACCTCTACATGGCGATCATGGATGAGGTCAACTTCGGGCGCAACACCACAGCGGTCGAGGAGAAGGCGAGCATCAACGCCACGTCCACGTTTATGACGATGGGCGAGCGGATCTACCTCTCGATCGTCAAGCGCGTCGCCAGCCGCTTCTCATATCGCGGTCACGTCTCCGGCAAGGTGGTGGTGATCTCGTCCAAGAACGACGAGAGCGACCTGACCGAGAAGCGCGTGCTGGCGGCCAAGCACACGCCGTCGATCTACGTTGCTGATTATCTCTCGCACGAGATCAAGCCTGCCTCAACGTCGTCTGGCAAGATGATGCGTGTCTTCTTCGGCGGCGCGCACCGCAAGAGCCGGATCTTGGCCGATGATGAGCCAGATCCGCCCGAGATAGCGGGCGATGAGGGGGCGATGGTGATCCATCTGCCCGCCGAGATGCGCCCAGCGTTTGAGCAGGACATGGTGAGATCGCTGCGCGATCTTGCTGGCGTTTCTGTCCCCAACTACAAACATTATTTTAACGAAAGCACCAAGATCGACATGATCTTTGATGGTCGCCAAGACGGCCATCCTTTTTACAGCGACGAGTGGATTTGCGGCGACGAAAAGAACGTCAAATGGGACGAGATATGTTCGAGCAAGTATGAGCGCGTCGCGGCTGGTGTTATCGAGAAGGTGTTTGTTCCGAGGATCAACCCTGACATCCCAAGGCATGTGCATATCGACCTGTCGAAAAAGAAAGACTCCACCGGGCTCGCGATCGCTCACGTCGCGAGCTATGTGGAGATCCCCTTCTGGGACAACGACGCGCAGGTCATGGTCAAGGAGGTGCATCCGTTTATCTGGATAGACTTTGTGCTGGCGATTAACGCGCCCGCAGGCGGTGAGATCGACTATGACATGATCCGCTCGCTGCTCTACGAGTTCAAGAACCACGGCTTCAAGTTCCGGCTCGCCACCGCCGACTCATACCAGTCGCATGACCTGCTGACGCAGCTCCGCAAGAAGCTGTGCCCTGCCGAAGAGCTGTCGATGGATCGCACCATCCGCCCCTATGAGGTCTTGAAAGCGGCGGTGCATCAGGGCCGCGTGTCCTGCTATAACTACCCCCGGCTCAAGCGTGAAATATCGCGCTTGCAGTACGACGCGAAGCGCTTGAAGGTGGATCACCCTCCGAATGAGGGCTCCAAGGATGGTGCTCTGGAGAGCAAGGACGTGTCCGATGCTGTGGCAGGCGTGACGATGACCCTGACAGAGTATGCGAGGACGGGCCAGAGCGCCGTGGACCCGTCGATGGTGATGGCGATGCAAAACCAGCAGGCGGCAGCGTCTCCGATGGATCGATTTATTGATGTGCAGACTGGAAAGCCTGTGCCGTCGCCCCAAGTCAACAATTCGCCTTGGTGGACTGCCAACGGTGGGCTTCCATTCTTGAAAGGATAAAGAGCATGGGCATCTATGATAGGGTCGTGAAGAGGCTGCGCTCGGTGTTTGGTGCCCGCGCCGAGCAGATGCGCGAGATCAAGCAAGAGCAGCAGCCCTACAACTGGAATAGTTGGGGGTTTAGCTCTGCCAGTCTCTACAACACGCCTTATGACCAGTACAGGCGCGCGCTCGCCCGCGAACAAGACCTCCTCCTGCGGATGCAAGAATACGAGGAGATGGACACTTATTCGGACATCACCACGATGCTCGACACCTACGCTGACGAGAGCACGCAAGATGATGCGCTGCGTTCGCTCAAGGTGTGGGCTGAGAGCAACGATGAGACGATCGCTGGTGACGTGAACATGATGCTCCACGAGCAGGTCAAGCTCGACTCCTACCTGTGGAGCCTTGTGAGGTACGCGCTCAAGTATGGCAACAACTATGAGCGCCTGTTCCTGACACCAGAGCGGGGCATCATCGCCACGGAGCCGCTTCCCGCAGGGCTCACGCGGCTGGTGTTTGATCCGTTCGGCATCCAGATCGGCTTTGTGGTGTCCCCAACGCCCACGATGCCCGTGGAGCCCGATCAGCTCGTGAAGCTCGTGGAGCAGCGCCGCCAGCACTCCAACCTCAATTTTTATGGATATACTCGCTTCCTGCCGATCGTGGCGTTCGAGGAATGGGAGGTCGCGCACTTCAAGATGCCGGGCGGCGACCGTATGGACCCCTATGGTGAGTCTTCGCTTGAGCGCATCCGCCACCTGTGGCGCCGCCTCGCGCTCATGGAGGATGCGGCGGTGGTCCACAAGCTCACGCGCGCCCCGTCGCGTTACGCCTTCTATGTGGACACCGGGGAGTTGTCGGGCCTGCACGCGCTCCAGTATGTGCAGCGCGTCCGCGACCAGATGAAGCGGCAAAAGGTCGTCGGGACAGATGGCAAGATCAACACCGGCTACAATGCGTTGTCCCCTGACGAAGACTTCTTCATCCCTGTGTCGCAGGATCGCGGCGAGAGCGTCAGGATCGACACCATCTCGGGCGCCGACTATCAGGCGATGGACGACATCAAATACTTCCAGCAGAAGATAGGGCGGGCCTCGTCGATCCCCAATTTTGCGAGCGACAATCAGGCGAGCGAGCGACCGCTGGCGAATACCGATGTCCGCTTCGCCTCGCTGGTGGTGCGCATCCAGTCGATGATCAAGCAGGGCGTCAAGCGCATGGGCGATGTCCACCTGCTCGCGACGGGCCGCAGCCCGAGCGATCATCCGTATCGGATCATGATGGCGGCGCCGAGCGCGATCTTGGAGCTGGCGCGGATCGAGGTCTTGAGCGCCAAGGCCGACATCATGTCGCGTCTCCAAGAGAACATCAGCGTTCGTTGGATGCTGGTGCAGCTCTTTGGCTTCTCGGATGATGAAGCGATCTCGCTCATGGTGTCACGCCAAGAGGAGCTTGATTGGGTCATCTCGCGCGAGATCGAGCGCGACTTCGAGCGGGAGAAGCGGCTCAACAGCTTGCGCGAGGATCTTGGCATGGAGGGTCTTGTGGACGCTTTCGGCAAGAGCAAGATCATCACCGAGCTGAAGGACTCGCGCGGAGCCTACGGCATCACAGAGCGCGAGTATGTACAGGGCCGCGACAAGATCACCGCCGAGGACGGCTGGCGCAAGATCCGTAAGACCGATCCTCTGCTCGCGATCCGCCTTGAGGTGCTGGGCGAGCGGCTGCACAGGCTGCACGGCGAGTCGCGCTTCAAGCAGGCGGCATGATCCTGCTGCACCTGTACCTGTATCAGCGACGGCCCTGACACCGCTTCCCGCTTGAAAAAACGCTCCCCCTCATCGTCGAGGCGGGGGCGTTTTTGTTGAATCTGCCACGCAACATCTTGCACAACAGCCCGCGTGATGCCCGCGAGCCTTTGCGCACACCGGGCTTTTCTGATCACGCACCATCAAGGAGAGCCACGATGGGCAAGGACTGCGGTTGCGGCTGTAAGGGTCGCGGTGACTGCGAGGAGAGCAACGAGATGGCAGACAATATGGAAGAGGCCCGCAATCGGACGGTCGTTCGTGGCGGCAGGTTGATCCGCACCAAGCGCACGAGCATGGCAGACAAGCAGGCGTCGCGTAAGTATTACCGCCGCAACAAGCGCAAGATCGCGATGCGCAACCGCAAGCGCGAGATCAAGCCCGAGTTCCGGCGCAATCAGCGCGCCAATGAGCGCAAGAAGCGCTCGCTCGGGATGGTGGAGGATGTCGGCTCGCTGGTGGAGTCGATCCATCAGAGCCTCAACGGCGGTGATGACGTGTACATGGAGGACGAGGAGATGATGGAGGCCGAGGAGATCGTGGTCGAGGATCTGGATCATGCGCTGGAGCTGCTGGGCGAGCAGCTTGAGGAGGCCGAGGAGCTGGCAGAGGAGTTCGAGGGCACCGATCTGGGGGAGATCATGGAGGCGCTGGCGGACGGCATCGCGGAGCACATCGCGTCGATCGAGGAGGGCGAGATCGATTCGATGGAGGCCGTCGTGGGCCTCATCGAGTCGGGCGACACCATCCTGAACGTCGCGGACTCCCTCATCGAGTGATCGAGCCCCCCAGCCATAAGACCCCCACCCATTGAGCGTGATCCTCAAATGAAGCACACCATCAAGATGATCGAGGAGGCTTTGAGCCTTCAAGGCGGCCATCTTGAGGAGGGCGACAAGCAGGATGTGCGCGAGAAGGGTGGGGGTCTGCGCAAGCGGCGCACCGCATACAGCTCTGGGAGGAGAGAGCTGTTTGGCTGGCGCCGCAAGCGTCCCGGTCTGCACAGGCAGGACATCACGGGCGTGGTGAGCAAGACGCGCCGCAAGAAGCCTCGCCGCATCCTGTCGCGCCTTGGCTTATCAAGCAAACACCGTTGGCGTAAATACTGAGTTTGAGCGAGATAAAGCATGACGACGCAGCTATTGATCGAGGAGTTTGGCCCCGTCCGTTTTCAGCTCGTGGAGAGCGACGGCGGCGGCTTGGTGGCCGAAGGGGAGTTCGGCTACTGCGACAAGCCCACGTCCAATGGGCGTGTCTACCCCCGCAAGATCATGGAGCGCGAGATCGAGCGTCTGCGCCCCAAGATGGAGACTGGTGCGCTGTTCGGAGAGCTGGATCACCCCGAGGATGGGAAGACCAAGCTCCAGCGCGCCGCCATGATCATCGAAGACATGCGCATCGCGGGCGATGGGCGGGTGACAGGTCGCTTCCGCGTGATGGAGGGCACGCCGAACGGTGACACGTTGGCAGCCATCGTGCGCGCTGGCGGCAAGGTCGGCGTCAGCTCGCGCGGCATCGGCTCCACGGTCACGGAAGGCAGCTCGCTCGTGGTGCAAGAGGACTTCCGCCTGTTCGCCTACGATGCGGTCGCGGAGCCTGCGGTGTCGTCGGCGCTGCCTGCCTTCAACGAGGGCGGCGGGCGTCGCGGTCGCGGCTCGCGCGGGATGCGTGAGGACCACGATCACCAGCAGTCGCACAACCAGCGCTCTCAGCCGCGTGCGTCGCAGTCCTCCCCTCGCTACCTGTCCGATCGGGAGGTCGATGATCTGATCGAGAGCGAGGATGACGTGTTCGCCCCGCACTCCATGCTCCAGCTCGTCGAGAGCATCACCAAGAGCGGTGCGAGCAACAGCGCTGCGGCTCGCGAGCTTGCGGAGGCCCGCAAGGAGCTGGCGGAGAAGAACCTGCTGCTCCAGCGCTCCGCCTCAAAGCTCGTGCAGGAGCACGATGAGCGGGTCGCGCTTGAGGAGGAGCTGGCGCAGGTCGAGGAGGAGCTTGATCAGGTCAGGAAGCAGCACGATCTGACCAAGCACACCCTCTGGACGGCCACCACCGAGGCGCTGATCAACGCAGCGCTGCCGCAGATCCACAGCGAGTCGCGCGAGCACTTCCTGCGGCTCATCGGCAAGCCCACGCCCGGATCGTCTGTGCGCGACCTTGAGAGCCGGATCAACGTCCAGCTTGAGGAGTTCGAGCGGACGGGACGCGCGGTGCATCTCGACGCCGACCTGTTCCTTGAGCGCACCGAGCTGCTGGCGCTCGCCGGGCAGAAGTTGTCCGAGCTGGAGGAGGAGGTGCAGCGCGCCCGCTTTAGCGACGACCTGCTGGCCGAGTCGGCGGATGAGCTGACGCGCCTCTCTGCTGCCGCGCGCGAGTCCGAAGGGCTGCGCACCAAGCTCGCAGAGGCCGCTGACATGCTGACGCGAATGTCTCGCGAGGCCAAGCAGCTTGAGCGCCGCGCCACCAAGGCCGAGGAGGGCTATGCAACCTTGAGCGCGCACGTCGAGCTGCTTGAGGGGCGTGTTGAGAGCGCCGAGAAGTACAAGCGCAAGCTCGCCGCGACGGAGATGGACAACTTCAAGCTCCAGCGGTGCCTGAGCGCGCAGTATCCGAAGCGCATGTATGAGGCGCTGCGCGATGCGGACACCAAGGAGCAGATCACCGAGGCGGCGGACACCTTCTTGCGCACGACGCGCGCTGCGGCTGCTCGCGAGGAGGGCACGGCAGCGCGCCCCCCGCAGCTCGCCGGGACGGGCACCTCTCAGCATATGCCGATGACCGAAGAGAACGCGGTGATCCAGCGGATGCAGCAGATGTCGGTGCATCGCGGCAAAAACAGCGCGGGCACCTCCAGTTTTGTTGAATCCGCCGCGACCCCCTCCCTACAACACAAGCAGCAGGGCGGTGCGTCCGCATGGGACGCTCATTCAGCCGCCGCCGCTACCAACGAAGACCCCATCGTCGCCCGAATGAAGGCGATGCAGGGCCACAGAGGCAAGGCATAAAGATGAAGCATCAGTTTGGAGCTTACGGCGCTCGCACCGCCGCAGCCAATCTCTTCGAGGCGGGTCTGCCGTCCATCCGCAACAAGGCGTATGTCGCCCCGCTGGTCGAGAGCCACGGTGCGCTGCTGGAGGCGACGCTCAACCCCAAGTACCACAACTATGAGAACCTGCTCGCGTCCTCCGCGATGCTCATGGAGAACACGGTGCGTCACTGGGGTGCGCAGGAGGCTGCGAAGAACCCCGGCACCATGTCCGCCATGCTCACGGAGAGCGGGTCGGCCACGACCACGGCGAATCTGGATTCGTACAAGCAGACGATCTATCCGCTGCTGATGTCGGTGTTCCCCAACCTGATCGCCAACGAGATCGTGTCGGTGCAGCCGACCGCCGGGCCGCAGGCGCTCATCTACTACCTGAGCGCCGAGCACTCGAAGGCCAAGGGCTCGACGGCTGCCGGGACCGACATCCACAAGGACTACGACTACTCGTACTCCTCGGAGCTGGTGAAGAATGAGGCGTTGCAGGTCGGCAACGGCACCGACTTCGGCGGCGCGGGCGCGGTCCTCAACAGCTCGCTGGTGTACACCCCCGTCCTGCCGCGCCGCGAGCAGACGGGCTCCCCCGTGATCGAGGTGCTGATCGAGGAGGTCAGCGGCTCGGGCACCGTCGTGCAGTCGGCGCGCGATGACGGCGCTGGCGGCTTTGTGTTCACGCCCGCTGGCGGCTCGACGAGCGGCGCCATCGGCTACGGCACCGGCCAGATCAGCAACTTCAAGTTCCAGAACGCCCCCGCGCTCAACAACCTGATCCGCGTGTCGTATCGCTACGATATGGAGGGCAACCAGAATCGCCCCACCATCTCGCTGAACACGCGCTCGGTGATGGTGGAGACGGAGGAGTATAGCCTCAAGGCCGAGTGGAGCATCGAGGCGATGCAGGATCTCATCGCGCAGCAGGGCATCTCGGCTGAGGCCGAGTTCATGGCGCTGATCGCGGACAAGCTCCAGCTCGACATCGATCGCACCATCATCAACGACATCCACCAGCAGGCGTTGTTCTCGACGGTGTGGAACCGCGCGGCGATCCCGTCCGGCGTGGCGGAGCTGGACTACCTGCGGACGCTGATCACCGTGATCACGCAGCAGGGCGCCCAGATCCATCAGGCGTCGGGCCGCGCGCCCGCCAACTTTGGCATCGTCGCCCCGGTTGTGTCGGGCATCCTCCACCAGCTCAACACCCACGGCGACTTTATCCCCGCCGCGCCGGTCGAGGAGCGCCCGACGAGCTACGGCCCCCGCAACTCCGACTTCGGCATCTTCAAGGTCGGCTCGCTCGGCTACCGCCTGTCGGTGTATCAAGATCCGGGGTGGGCGCCGAACCAGATCCTCCTCGGCCTGCGCGGCTCGGACTATCTGGACGCCGGGTATGTCTGGGCGCCGTATGTCGCGCTGTACATGACCCAGACCCTCCAAGACCCCTCGGACGGCAAGCACAAGAAGCTGTTTATGTCCCGCTCCGCCCGCAAGATGCTGCGCCCGGAGTATTACTCCAAGATCAGCATCCTCAACCTGTGAGTGAATGGGCGGCGAACACCGCCGCCCGCCGCTCGTGAGAACAGAAGCCAGCCTGCGTCATCAGGCTGGCTTCTGCCATTAAAAGTCCCTATGATTGCGCGCGAGGATGCGTCAGGCGCCATGATGCGCGCTGTGGTGTGTCTTTGAGGTGGTGGAGCGCGGCAGGTACGCCGCGACCTCAAACAACACGACGAGAGGAGAGAAGGCATGTCGAGCAAGAAGGTGGTGCGTCGTTTCAGGCTGCGCGAGGAGCACGCGCAGGGAGAGAAGGTGCTGGAGCTGGGGACGTACACCGTGGATGGTCCGCCGCGCGTGACTCTGAGCAAGAAGAACCCGATCGTGGAGGGTGACGGCTACGCGCAGTATGTTGCGAGCGGGCACCTGATCGAGATCGAGCCCCGCATCGAGACGATCGATGATGATGGTGCTGTCGCGAGCGCCCCGCGCGCCCCCCGCCACTTTGAGCTGACCGCCGAGGCGCGCAAGGGTGGCAAGGAGTATCGGATCGGCGGCTATGGCGCTGGCGAGCCCGTCCCGGTGGTGCTCAACGCAAAGAACCCGCGCGTGGAGGGTGAGGGATACGCGCAGTATCTCCAGCTCGGCTTTTTGCAGGAGGCGATCCCCCCCGCTGATGTGCGCCGCGCCGCGCGTGCGTTGATCGAGGGCACGGCGAAGATCCCTGCGAACCTGCCGACGCCGCTGGAGCGCGACATGGCCCGTATCTCCGCCGCCGAGCCTGCGCCCTCCCCGGTGTTTGAGAGCGCTCCCATCATCGCTGAGATGGTGAACGAGGGGCTGCCGCCCGCTGCGGACCTGCTCAAGATGTCGCGCCCCGAGCTTGAGGAGCTGGCGCGTCGGCGCGGCGTCTGGGAGGAGGTGCCAGCGACGGGCAAGGGTGAGTATCGCACGCGCGAGGATCTGCTGCGCTTCTTCGGGCAGGATGTGGCCGACCCCGAGGAGCCGCCCGAGGCACCGCCGCTGCCCCGCCCGACGCAGATCAAGCAGATGAGCAAGGATGAGCTGCTGGCGCTGGCCGTCAAGCTCGACCTGCTCGACGCCATTCCAAAGACGGGCACCGCAGGCACGCACACCGTCAAAGACCTCAGCACGTTCCTCGTCAACCACGTCCAGCAGCTTGAGGCGGATGGCGAGCTTGAGGACTGATCCTGCTGCTCCTGTACCTGTATCAGCGGCGTGACGCAGCCCCGGCGAGCGAGCGCTGTTGCATGAGAGGCGCGCGCGAGAGCATAACAGCCCTTGCGCGCGCCTCTCTCATGGTGCGATCTGCGATCTGCGAGAAGTGAGGCGAGAAGTATGGCCCTGATCTTTGAAGCACTGGAGCCCGGCTGGACGCTCGTGGGCGCTGCCCCGACCTACCGTGTGCGCTTCATCGACGATGTGAGCGGCAACCCCACCGCGCCCACGTCCGTTGACTCGCTGGAGGTGTTGGATGCAAGCGGCGCGCTGCTGCGCGTCTTGGTGCCGCCCGACATTATCACGCCTGCGACGGGCTATTATCAGACGAGCGACATCACGATCGACACCCCCGGCCTGTACGCGCTCCGCTGGAGCTGGACGGTGGGCGCCGACGAGTTCAAGGCGGTCACGTCCTTTGAGGTGATCAACGACCCGCGCGGGCTCGTCGAGGTGCAGATGATGCGCGACATCATGCAGCGCCTCGGCAGCGCGTGGCTTGAGGTCGAGCTGCCGAACGGCACGCTGCGCCACTGTCTTGACGACGCGAAGCGGTGGTATACGATGCAGTTTCAAGACCTCATCCGCCACCCGCTCACGCTTGTCCCCGGCACGCAGAAGTACCAGCTTCCCCCCGACTGCTTTTTCGTGGTGGATGTGATCTTCCCTGTGAGCATCGCTTATGCACCAGCGCCGTTCGCCGGAAACTCGTTGTATGGGATCGCTGGCGGCGGCGCGATGGCGATGCCGGGCGGTGTGGTCACGGGCCAGACCTCGGACGGCTTCTATTCGAGCGCTGTGCAGTCTGTGCAGATCGCGGAGATGGGGCGCCGCATCTTCGGACGCGAGCCGAGCTGGGAGTGGTTGAAGCGCGAGCGGCGTCTGTACATCTATCCGAAGATCACCACGGGCGGCCAAGCCTATGTGGACTATGCTTCGATGACGGTGGATACCGAGAACATGACGCCGGACGAGCATCACTTCATCCTGAACTACGCGATCGCGGTCGCCAAGGAAGTGCTCGGGCGCATCCGGGGCAAGTATGGCGGCTATCCGGGCGCGGACGGTGACAGGACGCTCGACGCGGGCGAGCTGCTGGGCGAGGCTCAGAGCGAGAAGCAAGCGCTCACGGAGCGCCTGCGCAAGTTTGCGCCGCAAGGCTGGATCGTAACAGGGTGATCAAGATGCGCAAGCGTGTGAATGTGCCGACGTGGGCTGTGGAGGAGCTTCAAGATGTGGTGTTTGAGGGCTGGGCGCTTGTGAGGGTGCGCGACCTTGCCGAAGGCCGCTCGTTGCTCGTCTATGAGGCTGTGGATGAGCGCGAGCCCCCGCGCGAGCTGGAGGTGGACGCTGACCCGGACAAGGCGGTGCTGTCCAAGCTGGACAAGGACGCGCTGTCTGTCGCCGTGGCGACGCGCACAGAGCCGCGCGAGGACGATGTGTATGTGCTCACCGCGTCGATGAGCTATCGCCCCTCCAATGGCAGCGTCACCTATCTGCTGCCCGCCCAGCGCCTCCAGCCCGGCGACAAGATCCGCGTGCGTCAGAAGCTCTCAACGGGCGTCTGGCTGTTCGACATCGCCTCGGGCTCAAGGCGCGGCATGTTCTTCACCGTCGCGCGTGCCGAGTGGGACACGCTCAAGGAGAAGCTGCGGATGGATTCGCCCGGAGTTGACGATGCAGCCACAGCGCAGGCCGACAAGGGAGCGAGCGCACCGGGAGAGGCCAGCGTCAGCGACGCCGACCGCAACTCCTCGCCGCTCGCAAAGTCGAGGTCATATATGCGCGTCACCAAGAAGCTCCCGACGCTGCCTGTGCCGAAGAAGTTTGACAGCTACTTCTCTGCACCGCTCGCGAAGCGCCCGCCGCCTCCTCGCGATGGTGAGGGTGATGAGAAGGGCGGCGGCGGCAGCGGCGGCGGGTTTGGCGGTTTTGGCAGGAGGCGTTGATGAATCGCAATTTGTTCATGTGGTTTGAGCTGCCGCGCGGTGTGAAGGCGCATCTGCGGGCGAACGCGGCCAACGGCCTGACCAACCCGGATGGTGATCTGCACATCACAGCCTTCTATGAGAAGGATGTGGACGCTGAGAGCGCCAAGCGGTTTATGTCGTCGATCAAGGCTTTGGCGCAGAGCTGGCAACCGATCCGGGTGGCGACCACGGGCGCGGCGATCTTCGACGGTGCGGGCGACGGCGGGCGCTTCCCGCTCATCTACCTCATCAACGCGCCGGGCCTTGAGCGCTGGCGCGTGGCGATCATGGATGCGTTCGAGGATGCGGTGGGGCGTGATGCAAGCCAGCGCTTCGGGTATATCCCGCACCTGACGTTGACCTATGTGGAGCCGGACAAGGAGCTTGAGCATGGCTGGGAGCGCGACATGGTGAGCATGGCGCCTCCGCCTTGGATGATGCGCAAGATCGGCGTCAAGTGGGGTGACAAGGCGCTCATGCTGGAGCTTGGGACACCGGGCTGGCGCGAGCTGCAACCGGGCGAGGGCGCATGAGCCTCAACCAGCGACCAAAGATCCTCACCTCTGTCCCAAAAGAGGTGATGCTCCAGATGCGTTATGTCTGGGAGCACACGTTGCTCTCCTCCTCGCATCCAGCGGGCTCCACCACGCTCTCATCTGTGCCGCTGTATCCGAAGACGCAGGTGTCAGCGGGTGAGGCGCGTTCGGATCGCAACGTGGGGATGCCCGGCATCAACCCCCCCGCTTCGCTCGGGCTGCGGATCTGGCGCGCTGGTGTGGAGCGGGTGGACCCCATCTATGGTCAGCCGATCGGGCAGGAGTTCGAGGCGCCGTATGTGACGATGGGCGTCTTGAAGTATGATGCGACGAGCAACCGCGACCTGTCACAAGGCGAGTGGGGTCAGCAGCTCTCAAACACCGGCGAGCTGCATATCCCGTATTATCACCACCTGATCAATCAGCTCCCGATGCCACAAGAGGGTGATCTGGTCGAGGTGTGGGCGCAGAGCTGGGAGCTGCTGGGGACGTTCTACAACATCATCAAGGTCGATCCAGCAGGCCGCATACAGGGCGGGCCATATTACACCCGCTGGCAGCTCCAGCTTGAGCGGCGCGAGGAGTTCTTACCTGAGCGGCGGCTGCTCGGCTGTCGCTGATACAGTTACAGGAGCATCATGTTGCGGGCGTGATATGTTGCATGAGCTGCGCGCGTCATGGCATCACCGCCTTTGTGAAGCGGTGAGCCTTGTCATGGCGCCGCAAGAGACACCACCAAAGGAGCAGCGAGCATGAAGCGGCGCCATCAGTACGACGATGAGATGGATGAGATGGATAAGGTCGAGGAGGGCGAGGACTGTGGCTGCGAAGACCCCGACGACTGCGACTGCGAGGAGGCCGAGGAGGAGGTCACACCGCGTCGCTCGATGAAGGAGTCGCGCAACGCTCGCCGCACGTCCGGCCAGCGTCAGCTCTCGGAGAGCAACGCGCTGCTGGCTCACGCCAACGCGCGCAGCGCTCGCTACCTGATCGCGTATAGCGGGCTGGTGAACAGCGCGCTCAACGAGTCGCAGCAGATGGCTGTGATCGAGCGCCTGCACAACGCCTACGACATGTCGATCAAGGAGTGGCAGGAGTATGTGAACACGACCATCGCGGCCTATGAGCGCGGTGATCGGCGCGACTCGATGTTCGAGTGGCGAGGCTCGGAGCCGCGCGGCACCGCCAAGCCCCTGCACGAGTCTGTCCACGTCGCGAGCACCCCGCAGGCGACGACGGGTGACACGGCGCTCGACAACACGCTGATGACCATGCGCCGGATGCAGCGTCGCGGCAACCCCTGAGATGATCGACTTCCAGCTCATCGGTGACTGGAAGGGCGCCTCAAAGCGGCTCGCATGGATGCGCAAGCACTGGCAAGAAATTGCCCGTGTGCTCGTCCGGCGAGCCGTCTTGTCTCTGGCCGAGGAGGCAGGCTTGAGGGAGCCTGAGATCACATTCATCAAGGTGCAGCGTGAGGGCGGGCGCAGCGTGAGCTATGGCGTCGCCGTGGAGCCCACGCTGGAGGAGGTGAAGATCGGCAGCCTCCGGGGCAAGGTGGTGTTTTTGGAGCTGGAGCGCGAGCGGGCATCGCGCGACCTGCTTGAGATAGCCGCTCATGGTCCGTGGGTCGTGAACGCGCTGCCGATGTTGCCCGCTGCCGACTTGGGGCATCTGGTCGTGCGCGAAGGCGGGATCGACGAGCTTGAGGCGGTGCTGCTGCGCAACAAGCGCTTCTTGCGAGATCGCCCGCTGCTCATCTCGACTGCGCAGCGCGGCATCCTCGCGACGATCAACCTCACAGAAGCCACGTCCCCGATGTTGCTCCCTCCTGATCGTGAGGTGCGTGCCGAGGAGGACAAGGCGTACAACCTGACGCGCGGCGAGTTTGGTCTTGGCGACAAGATCAACAGCGCGGTGTGGCGCCCCGCGCTCATGCGGCTGATCCAGCAGCGCCTCGATCTCATCCTTGAGGATCTGGTCGATGACATCGCGGATGGTGCAACCGACCTGCTCGACGAGGAGGATCGGTTTGAGGACCGCAGCGAGCGCTGGCTCAAGTCCACCCGCTCGTTTGCCCTGATGTTCAACGAGGAAGAAGAGGAGCCCAACCTATGAGCCTGACACCGCCGCCCGAGCCGCTTTATGGCAACATGCCCTCTGGTGAGGGCTCGCTGCTGCTGTCCGCCTATGACGCCGCGATGTTCGAGGCGCTGGGCGCGAAGCTGCTCCCCTTCCCGAACCCTGCTGACGAGCCGCTGCTCAGGCGCCCGCTCCAGCAGGTCTTGATCCCCGGTGTCTGCGGCCCCGGCCACAAAGACCCGACCGATCCGCATGGTCGCGTGGTCGTGGTGTTCCAGAACCCGGAGGACATCTACAACCGCTATCTGCTGCCCGGCCTCCGGCTCAACCGCAGCGCCATGACCACAGACACGCAGCGCCTCTACCCCACCGGGCTTGGCTGGCAGTATCGCGTGCCTGTGACGCGGGGCACCGTGCCTGTCCATGTTGACGGCGACGCCTCCGCGCCATGTGGGCCGCCAGAGGTGGCGCTGCGCCCGTGGGCGAACCCTGAGAACCTGACCTATGACATTGAGGTGCGCGCGCGATACCAGATCGAGGCGCAGCGCTTGCTCGACTATGTGCGCTACCAGCTCCCCGAGCGCGGTGCGATCCGGGTCTACTCGACCGATGGCACAAGCTCGCTGTTCACCTATTATCGGCAGGGCATTTCGGAGACGAGCGAGCTTGCGGGCTCGCTCAACCGCCACACGGGCTTCCTGCTCACCTATGAGGTGCAGGCCGAGATCGACGAGCACGAGGAGCAGACGGCCAAGACGCTCATCAAGACGCCGCAGCTAAACTCCCAGCTCAAGACGGCCACGCGCCGCTCGCGCGTGATCCGCGAGTGGTGATCATGGTGTTCAAGAACGAAGGCGCACAGGTTGAATGGCGGCATGGCGAGCCGTTATAAAGGCGTCTCGGAAGCACAAGTCGCTCGAAGCGGGCGACGTGAGGAGAGCACCATGTCAAAGTTTCGCGTCATCTCGCCAACACCGATCACCCTCAACTTGCTCAACGGCAAGACCATCTCAGCATCCAAGCGCATGATCGTGGAGCCCATCAAGGACAACTTGTTCGAGACGGCGCGCAAGAAGGGTTATCTGGTGCCGCATTATCCCGAGCACATGCTCCAGATCGCACCCTCCGAGGCGCCGCCCGCGCCGCCCGCTCCCGCACCCGTCATGGATGTGGTTGCTGCTCCTGTACCTGTATCAGCGACCGTTGAGTCTGCTGAGGTGGTGGATGAGGAGGGCGACAAGGAGGAGGCGAGCGGCAAGGATGAGAAGGCGCCCGAGGAGGTCAGCGTCGAGAAGCTGGAGCTTGCGGCGCGCACCAAGCAGGCGCTCATCGCTGGCGGCTACACCGTCGTCAGCCAGATCAAGGCCGCCTCGAACGAGGAGCTTGAGGCTGTGTCTGGCATCGGCTCAAAGACCGTTGACCTGATCCGCGCGGCTGTGGCTTCGCTGGATAACTGATACAAAGTAAGGAGATAGCACGATGTTGCTCACGAATCCCGGTGTATACCGCGAGGAGGTCCGCCGTGACCTCCGCGTCCTGCCCGCGCTGTCCACCGCGAATCTCGCGCTGGTCGGCGCCTTCTCCAAGGGGCCGGTCGGCCAGCCCACGTTCGTCGCGTCAGATGCCGAGTTCAAGCGCATCTTTGGCGACTTCACCGCTTTGTCGCGCGCGCCGCTGGCGTGGGCAGCCTATGCGTTGAACGGCGGCCAGTTTGGCTACATCCTGCGGCTTGCGCCCTCGGATGCCGAGACGGCTGTGGCCTCCTTCGCGAAGGCTGCGGCGCCTGTGACCCTCGCCACGGCTTCTGGCGGCGGTCCTGTGGCGGTGAACCTCGCTGCTGGCCCCTCCCCGCTCAACAGCCTGCCGATCAAGCCGGGCACGGTGACGATCCAGATCGCTGATGTGAAGCAGGTCAGCTTGTTCAACACGGGCGTGACCTACGCGATCGCGGCCACCTCTGTGAACCTGACGCTCGGCAACCGGCTGGTCGTGCCGGGGTCGTTCTCGACAACGATCGACGGCGACTCCTACACCGACGACGGCGCGGGCGGCATCGAGCAGGGCGTCACCCCCTCCGGCACGATCGACTATGAGACGGGCGCGGTGTCCATCACGCTCACTGGCCCCTCGGCTACGGCGGGTTCTGTGATCGTCGGCTACCAGTACAACCTGTCCTCTAAGGTGAGCGGCGAGGTCGCCGCGCAGGCCGTGGCAGGTGCGACGGTCTATCATGGCAAGGTCGCCAACGGCGATCTGCTGACGAGCGCCGACAACGACTTCATGGTCTTCTCGTGGACTGATGCTGGCGACGTGGCGCGCACCGCTGAGGTCGATGATCTGGGCGCTGTGACGGGCGATGCGACGGGCACGGTGGATCTGGCCTCGGGCGAGTGGACGCTGTTCCTCGGCGTGAACACGGTCAAGGTCGGCACCGCGATCAGCGTCTCGTACTGGCACAACCGCTACATGACCGCGACCGATGATGGGCTCGGCGGCTTCATCAACGGGACGGTCCCCGCGCTGAACCTCGCCCAGCCGCGTGCCATCAACTATGAGACGGGCGCCATCTCGTTCACGACCAACACCGTCGCGCTGACGGGCTCCCCTGTGCGCGCCTTCTACTCGCAGGCTGTGCAGGCGATGGAGGCGCGCGATCCGGGTGCCTCGGGCGACGATCTGCGCGTGCAGATCACGCCGGTCAACTCCTCGCTCAACCGCTTGACCGGCCAGTATGCGCTGTTCAACGTGTCAGTGCAGGAGGAGAACGCGGGCGATGCCAACTTCACGCAGGTCTGGGCCACGACGAACGCGGTGAACCTCGACGATGTGGCGAACGCGCGCCACATCGCGCAGGTCGTCAACGATGACATCACCGGCGCGCAGATCGTCTCGATGGCGATCCCCGCCGACGATGCGATCCCCGATGGGTTGCAGGGCGCCACCGACACGCAGGATCTCGGAGATGGGACGGGCGCGGCGGTGGAGATCCTGTCGCAGCTCTACCTGTTCGATGGGCGGATCGTGCCGGGCTCTGTGCGCATCGCGTATACGAGCGGCGGTGTCGCGCGCTCCATCGTGGACAACAACCTCGGCGGCCTGACGGGCGATGTGGATGGGGGCTCGACGGCCTCGATCGACTACACCACGGGCGTGCTCCAGTTCACGCCGGATCAGGCGCCGGACAACTCGACGGCGGTGGAGGTCACGTTCGCCTACCTGCCGCTCACGAGCCTCGCCACGACCGACTTTGAGGGCGGCGAGGACGGCAGCGCGTTGTCTACCTCCGATGTGGTCGGCCCGACGCTCTCCGCGATCGATGGCGGTATCTACGGCCTGAACAAGATCGAGGAGATCCCGCTCATCCTCGCGATCCCCGACTTCGCTGGTGTCGTCGCCGTGGAGCGCGAGGCGATCGCGTATGCCGAGCAGCGCTTCGACACGATCGTGCTGTGCTCGCCGCCCGCAGGTGTGACGCGCGATCAGGCGATCGAGTATCGCCTCTCGGCGCTGGCGTCCAACTCCTCGCGCGCGGTGATGTACTGGCCTTGGATCAAGGTCCGCGACCCGCTCTCGGGCGCGACGGTCACGGTGCCGCCGCATGGTCATGTGGCTGGCGTCTGGGCGAAGACGGATCAGGTCGAGGGCATCCAGCAGGCGCCCGCAGGCACCGTCTTCGGGCGGCTCCAGTTCATCGAAGGCGTCGAGCGCGTGGTGAGCAAGGTGGATCTGGGGCTGCTCTCGCAGGTCGGGATCAACTCGCTGTATCGCCCGCCGCGCCAGCCGCTCGTGGTGTACGACTGCCTCACGCAGTCGGATAACATCGACTTCCGCTTCCTGAACGTGCGCCGCGTCAAGGACTATCTTGACATCCTCGTGGCGGAGGCGCTGGGCGATCTGGTGTTCCGCAACCTCGGCCCGACGCTGTGGTCGATCGCGACGCAGCGCATCCGCACGGTGCTCTCGCAGGCGTTCCGCAACGGGCAGCTCCGGGGCACGTCTGAGGCGCAGGCGTTCGAGATCAAGGTGGATGGCGAGAACAACCCGCCAGCGGTCGAGGAGGCGGGCGAGCTGGTGTGTGATTGGGGGATCAGTCCGGGCCGCCCCGGTCGCTTCATCCGCTCGCGCAGCCGCATCCTCGCGGTGCAGTAAGCAGCGCGCCGCGCCGCTCGTGTGAGCGGCGCGGCGCTCGCGAGTGTCAAGACAAGAAGGTTCATAACAGGGCGCGACGCGCGCTCTATCGGAGATAGACATGGCTCGTGGAACACAAAAGGACTTCTTGCAGGGGCACCGCTTCTTTGTCCGCTGCAACTCGGAGCAGGGTCTTGACCTGCTCCAGCCCCCGCTGGCCGAGGCCGACCCGCGCGGTGGTCTGGCGGGCTTCAACTCTGTGACGCTGCCGGACCTCTCGCTTGAGGCGGTCGAGTATCGCGACGGCGTGTCGATGTTCACCGCCAAGCAGGCTGGCTTCCCGCAGATCGGTGATCTGACGATGCAGCGCGGCGTGATCCGCAACGACTCGGCCTTCTATGAGTGGGCGATTCGTGCGTATCGCGGGCAGGGATACCGCGCCGATCTCACGATCCTCGTGTTCCCCGCCGAGGCGCTGATCGGGCGCGAGTTCGCGGGGCGCAACGCGCTCTTTGACGAGTCGCTGGCGACCAAGTACATCTGCTATGAGTGCTTCCCCACCAACATCGGTGCGTGGAACCTCGACGCGACGGGCGCCGACATCTTGATGCAAGAGGCGACGTTCACCTGCGAATACTTCACGAAGATCCATCCGGGCGAGCCGGACACGACGACCCGCTTCTGATCGATCCCCAGCGCTGCGCGACACTCTCGCGCAGCGCTGAACACCGCCTCGCCAACAGGAGCTTGAGATGGCGCGATCTCGACTGTGGGATCTGTATCAAAATCACAAGTTCCATCTATTCGACATCACCGAGTCCACAGCGCTCACGTCGTTCCTTGATCGACGTGACGCGCTGCTCGGGCTCGGCGGTGCGATCTCGGGCCTGCGCGCGCCGCGTCAGGTGCTCTCGCCCCAATACGCCTTCCAGAGCATCACCGCGCCGAGCTTGACGCTCGACTATGAGGAGATGAAGTCTGGGACAAACCCGTTCAAGCGCCACGTCCCCACAGACGCGGAGGTGGACCCGCTGACGCTGACGCGCGGCGTGTTCATAGGCGACTCGGACTTCTACGACTGGATCATCACAGCGGTCTATGGCCGATCGGTGTACCGCCGCAAGCTGATGCTTGTCCAGCTCTTCAACCCTCCCCCGACTTTTGATGTGGGCGCGCTGGGCACGATCAACCCCACGGTGTCATGGGTCCAGCTCGTCGGCGGGCTCGTCACGACCACAGCAGAGAGTGAGGTGGCGGGCGGCGCGGCCAAGGCGCTCTCATCTGCCGCCGCCGCCGCCGCTGTCGCCTCGACGTTTGCCGCAGGGCTCGGCGCTCAGGCCGCGAGCAACGCGATCAACAGCGGGCTCAACAGCACGGTGCTCGGGCTCACGCCTGCCGACATCCTCGCGGCGGTGACGGCGCGCGTGTGGGTGCTGCATGACTGCGTGCCTGCGTCATACAAGTCCACGTCAGACTTTGACGCGAACAGCGCCGACATCGGGCTCCAAGAGCTTGAGATCCGCATGGAGCGCTTTGAGGAGTTCACGATGGACACCAAGCCCATCACCACGCCGCTTGGCTCCACGATCGCGGGCGCCGTCTTGAACGGGCTGACGTGACCCCCTCCCCCGCTGGTGTGAAGATGAAGACCTGCTCTTGCCGTGCCTGTACCAGTATCAGCGACCGATACGAGAGCGCCACGACGACGGCCAACCTCTCTGCCTACCCTGTTCCGATCGGCGGCGCCCCGCTGCGCAACACGTTCTCTGAGCCGATCGCGATCGTGAGCCGATCCGCCGCGCGCCGACGCCGCAGGCAGGAGCGCCAGCGGCGTCGCGGAGAGCTGCCCGCTTGGTGATGTGGGGAGGTTGACGATCGCGTGTGATCCAACGTAGGGTCTTTAACCGATGTGGCTGCGCATGATGATGTGACGCGCCGCGCGGGATCTATCCAACGTGAGGAGACACGATGAGCGATCAAGGTGAGATGCAGGGAGATGGGGTAGAGGTGCCGCCAGCAGCGCCGCCCCGCACCGCTGGCAAGGTGGAGATCGACACGACAAAGCTGCCCGCGACGCAGCTCTTTGGCATGGTGCATCTGCCGCGCGGCGTCATGGACAAGGATGGCGTGCTGCATCGCGCTGTCTCGATCAAGCAGATGAGCGGCAAGCACGCGGCGTCGCTCGTGACGGGCGGCAACTTCGACAAGAACCGCCTGCTCAACGTGCTCTGCGACTGCTGCGTCTCGTTTGGCGACTACACCGCACCTGCCGATGCCAAGCAAATCCGCGAGATGTTGACCAGCGACGTGCTGATCGTCGAGCAGCAATATCTCCTCCTTCAGCTCCGTCAGCTCGCGCTTGGCCCGGTGTATGACTACACGGCGCGCTGCCCGAATGTTGATCGCTGCGAGCATGTGGGCGAGTATTCGGTGAACCTGCCCGACCTCACGTTCACAGGCGATATGGATGGCTCCCCCGTTCGCGTGATGGATTTTGAGAACCAAGACGGGAAGGTGTGGA